TTATCCATTTTGGTTTTCTTTTGAAGGATTTATATTAACATTCTTATTTAAATCACTTATTTCTTCCAAAGGTTTTAATGCCGCACCTCGATTTTCTCTTGAATTTCTAACCTCGAAATGCAAATGATTAAATCTTGCCGGCTGACCCTCTGCCTCACCTGTTTGCCCTGTATAACCAATAAGAGTTCCCGCTTTAACTTTTTGAAAATTTTTAACTTTTATTTCACTTAAATGGGCATAGAAAAAATTATATTTTTTTTCATTATAATAGCCTTCTATTCTAACATGTAGACCAAAAGTTTCTGAATAAGCAGGAGACAAAATTAATGCCATACCATCGATACATGCATAAACTGGAGTACCAATTGGTGCATAAAGATCCAGTCCTAAATGCTTACCTTTATTTCTTTTCGTTGTTTTTAATAAATAATCACTTTCATTAGGTGACCAACCGGATTTATACCAACCTCTTAACTCCATTCTATCAAGAGGCTTCTTCCAGATGTTTCTACCAAATTTACCCCCCTCTACACTAACATAATACTCATCAATTAATTCTTTTATTTGTATACCATTTTTTGTTTTATCTACATCTAAACTAGCATTTTCATTATAATTTGTTGTACCTAATTCATATATTGTCTTATCTAATCCTTGTCCTACATAAGCAGGCGCAAAAACAGCCATATAGATCTCTTCCGGTATAGTTGGCAAAACTGCTACAGTATTCATATATTTTTCAATTTTAACTAATTGCTCTAATTGAGTCATATTTGCAAACCTAAGTTTTACTTCATTAAGTTTGTCAAGACCTCCTCCGGTATATTCCCCCATATCGGTAAGGGGTTTTTGAGTAAATTGAATTAACCCTACCGCCCTTGAAAGTTTATTACCATTTTTATCAATCTTAATAAAAGAGTCTTTAGTCAGCTGATCTTTTGGAATTAATTTTTTACCTTCAATTTGGTATGGAGCAAAAGTACCACCTGTTTCTCTATTCATTACGGCCATAAGTCCATTTGCCATTTCCAATGTATTTTTAGGCCAAAGTCTTTTACAAATTTGTACCACTTTTACTCTAAATTCCTTACTAACTTTAGCCCCCCAAATCAATTGTGGATCATTTTCATCAAGTATTTCTTCATTATCTTTATTCGTACCAACCCCCATAACCATAGTCAACAATTTATCTGTCAAATGCTTCGTAGAATATCCTTCAATACCAACATAGTACTTTATTTTTGTCCCCTTTTTCAATTTCTTATTAAGGTTTTTCAAAATAAAACTGGTTATTGCTACTCCTTCAGAATTTATTATTACTGCGTTGCTATAAGTTGGTTTCTCTCCCACTTTATGGGCTGTTAACACAATTTCTTTTCCAACCATATTTTGCGTTTTAGCTATAATGGTTACAACTGCTCCATTTTCGCCAAACGGGATTTCATCTTGTGTTGTTACTCTATTGCTATCATACATAAAATAGGCATCAAGAATTTTTGTATCTGTTGTAACAGACAAAAGAGTATCTGAATCATAATTAGCTGGTACCTTAAATGGACATGGTTTCCCATTCTGAATTCCTAATAATTTAAATCCAATTTTGGCATTTTTACCGTTTTCAAATCCGATGAGTTTCCTGAAATCAGAATCAAATTTTATTTCTTTAAAAATTGTACCCTCTTCACTGGTCTTTACATCTAAATAATGTTTTGTTTTTTTGTTATTGAGATAAAAATATATTCTGACAGTTTGATTACTGTAATACGGAATTGCAGCTTTGATCCAATTACTTTCACCTGAAAAACCTGAGGTTACTTTTTTGCTTCCACCGCTCCATACCCAATAAGCTGCTGTAACTTGTGGCTGTTTTACTTCTATTTTAAAAATAGAATTCGATTTACTGCCTTTCTGAATGTCACTATAAGCTTCTACTGTATAATTTCCCACTTTTTGAGGAATCGGAACATCGTAGAAACCCCATTGGTGAAAATATCCTTTTTTAGGATTTTTATCTTTATTCATTATTGCTGTACCTGGTGACAAGTAGGGTTTATTATTAGCATCATAAATCATCCATTTTACATCTTCTTTTTCTTCATCTGTAGGAGGATTTATTTTAAACGTTTTGGCTTCTAAAGTCAACTTTCTGTTTGGGTCACCTAATAAAAACACAGCTGTAGCTGATGCATCTTTTACGTAACCAATACTCGTCACTTCATTTTTAATTACTGAGATTTTAGATTCCTTACTTAATGCATATTGATCTTTACTGGTTACTTTAATTTTATATTCGCCCAATTCAGGCAAGGCTATTTTGATGATACCTCCTGCATCTAATTCCAGTTCTTCTGAAATTTCAGTTACTTTATTGGCTGTTTTCGTTTCTAACTGATAATAAAGTTTTAACGGGTTTAATGTTTTTACTTTGGTATTTTTCAGGTTTACCTTAAATAATTGTTGTTTTACCGAAGCTCTTGTGAAACTGTCTTTAAATGGAGATTTAATCTCAATTTGCTGGGCAACTATTTCTAATTCTATAAAAGTAGATGTCCCGGCATTTTTGCTGCCTTTTATTGTAGGTTTGTAACCATAGGCATCAATTCTGTAAACGCCAGCTGTATCAAAATTATAACTAAATGAAGTTCCCTCATTTACAAAAACAATTCCTTCATCTTTTTTGTTTTGAACATTACGAACAATCCAATTGATATCTTCTTTTTTATACAGGTTTTGGTTTATAAATTTTTCATCAAGGAAAAATTCCAGGCTTTCTCCAATAATAAATGACTTTGCCGTAGTGTTTTTAATTTTTACCGCACCTTTATCTACTGCACTTCCCCGAATTTCTTCGTTGTTTACTTCTCTCAAAAATACATAAACATCTTCTCTTCCTATCAAAGCGTATAATTTGTCGGCACTTAAATTAGGATATATCTTTGTTTTAGTAGTTATTGTGATCGTATTGGGTAATGCACTCAATCCTTCTACTTCTTTCAGCAGTAAAAACAGTTCGTCGTATTGTTCAAAAAGATTAGCAACATTGATTTTATCATCTCCTAATTGTTTTTTGATTGTTTCCCAACGTATTTTATTTTTTACGGAAATTGTTCCATTTAATATGTTAGCATCAATTGCTTCAATCATTTTTTCCCGAACGGTTTCCCAGTTAATGTTTTGGTTTTCTACAGCAATTGTAGCAGACTGTTTTAGCATGTCATACATTTGAGTAAATAGCATATCATTTGGTTTACCAACAAAATCTTTGGAAGTTGCTCCTTCATCAAAAGCTTTTGAAATATTTCTCCAATACGCTGTTTCGACAGTATTATTTGCTGCGATTGCAGCCTCTAATCTCTTTTTTATTTCCGCTTTAACAACTTCTGTTTTTGGTTCATTGTTATTTGTCTGAAATGCCTGAGGAACCGTTAACATTTGTTGTGCGGCGACACTTGCATACGTCTGTGTTGTTATTCCGCTGCTAAAATTGAGCGTATTATTTTCTGCCCCTGCTGTCGAAGGAGTAGTGCTGTCTGATACAACAGAACTCATTGTTGTTCTGTCAGCGGTATCGACAGCACCTCCTCCGATTAGAGCACTTGAAGTTGATGTTGTCGATAAAGAAATAGCAGCCGATGAAACATCCAGGTTTGACATTCCCTCAGTATCCAAAGGAGTATTGCCAATCGATAGCGCTGTTTCTTTGATCTCAGCTTTGGTATCGATGGCGCCTCCTTCGGTTGAGGCAATAGAATTGTTGGCAAAAGCAGCAGCATTTTGTTTTTTTTGCTCCTGCCATTGCTGCACTATATCTTTTTGCTGGCCCATTTCTTTCGAAACTTTGGCCAGCTCTTTTATGATGGTTTTGGTTAAATCTTCTGAGCTTTTTATATCAGCACTATTTTGTATGGAAAGATTGAAATTATGGATTGCATTTTTACTCATCGTTAGGTGTTTTTCTGAGTGTAAAAGTAGTATCTATGTTTGCGATTTCTAAATTTCAAGACGCTTGTATTCAGTAGTTTCAGCAAGTTCTTCTTTTACTGAAACTACTGAATTCACCAGACTTTTTTTAGTTCATTTTGTATTCTTCTGTCCTACTTTTACACCCTCAAAAATTAAATAGTGAGATTCCTTTTATCGAATAATAATTCAAAAAGGCTTCTCCTGTTTTCAAAAAAAATAATCACCACACTATATATTAATCACACTAAATCAGCAGCCATTATGGATTATGTATTATCAACAGGCATGGTAAAAATGCCTAAAATCCCAGACAAGAGTAATTCACAACTTTTCTTAATCACACATTTAGAAAAAAGATTCCAAACAGGGAATTTAATCCTGCCCTAAATTGAAGACGAACACAACCACAAGATCTGTTATTCGTCTCCATACTTAAGAAGGTTCGATTTATCAAAATCAAATAATTACATCATTTAAAAAGAAAAAAATATGGCTTTACAAACATTAAATACCATAAAACAATGGTTTAAAACGGGTTTAAAACCAACACAAACTCAATTTTGGGATACCTGGGATTCCTTCCGACATAAATTTGATAAAATCCCTGTAAAAGAGGTCGAGGGACTTGACGAATTGCTTTTATCCAAAGCTGACAAAACCGTTCTAGACCATCACCTTGCCGATAAAAATGTTCATGCACCACAAGTAAATACGGACTGGAATAGTGAGTCCGGTTTTAGTCAATTACTTAACAAACCTGAATTTAAAACTATCAATGGAGAGCCATTGACAGGTGATGGAGATATAATTATTGAAGCAGGCGGATCCCAGAATTTACAAACCACTTTAGCCAATGGTAATGAAACCACAAACGGCATAATGTTTAACGATGACTATTATAATTGGTTAAAAACAAGCATAGATTCGAGATCTATACGTTTAACGGATAGTAATTCAGATATGTTAGTAGCTATTGATTCTGCCGGTGTTGTTACACGAGATGATAGTCAGCATGTTTCGCTAAATCCTCAAGGGATATTTTTTAATAGAGATACTGCTGATACTGCTGAATCGTATTTACGAATTAATGAATCTTCTACAGGCATTAGCACAGTAAATTTACCTGTAACCAAAGGTAAAGAAATAACATTAGCCGCTACAGACGATTTTAAAACAATCAACGGAGAATCTATTGTTGGAGAAGGAAATTTAGACATTGAACCTCAAGGTCTAAAGTCCGTTTTAGATGCAGATCCTACTGCTTCTTATGGCCAAAGCAAAGCAACCTTAATGGGCGATTACGCTAGTTCGAAATATAACGAGATTATCGTTTCTGATGAAACCGAAAAAACAGGTATCTATCAATTAAAAAACCAATTATCATTTGATCATACTGTATTAGATTCTAATGACATAGGAAATATAACCCTTTCAGAAGGCAATGTTATATTAACAAGGGATAAATCGAATAATCAGACGGTTGTCGATATATCTGATCCCGTTGCCAATACGCAATTAAGATTTCCTGCAAAATCAGAAGAAGGTAAAACATATACGATAGCTACTACAGAAGATTTTAAAACCATTAACGGAGAATCTATTGTAGGTTCAGGTGATATTTCTGTAAGCGGAGGTGCCGGAGACATCCCTACTCTGCAACAAGTATTAGATAAAGACAGAAATGCTACAAATGCAAGTATAAATCTCCTATCAGAGGACGGAGAATCACAAACAACGGTACATGAAGGTGGTCTTAATATTTCTGAAAAAACAGGGACAGGTTTCCTTATTACGGATATTAATAAACTGGGAGTTTCTGTAAGTAAAGATGAAGAAACTACTTTCGCAAATATATCAGCTGATGAACTATCTTTAAATAAAAATCTATCCGGAAATCCGGTTAAGCAAGGCATTGTATTAAATGAAGATAGCGCCGGAACGTCTACTATTAAACTGCCTCTGACTTCAGATGGGGATGTAAAAACCTTGGCTACAACAGAAGATTTCAAAACAATTAATGGAGAATCTATTGTTGGAAGTGGTAATATTATAATAGGAGGTGAAACTGCTACAGATGCAACTGCTACAGCAAAAGGTATTGTTAAACTTGCTGGCGATTTAGGAGGTACGGCAGACTTCCCTACAACACCTACAGCGTTACATAAAACAGGGAACGAAAGCTGGTCAGGTCAAAAAACGGCAAGTAACTTTACGACTTCACTCCCTACCGTTTTAAACTTAATAAACAATTATACTGCATCTGCAAGCGGTAGAACTTTCCAGCTCATATCTGCACCGGGTTCGAGTTCTGTTCTTATGGGTATGGAACTGCAAAGTGCATCAGGTGGTAAGGCGTTGGAGATAATAAGCACATCGACGAGCACCGTAAAACCTGTATCTATAATGAACGCAAATACTGAGGTACTTTCTATAGATAAACTGGGCGCCATAGTAACTACCGCGAATGTAACAGCGGCAACTCCAACTTTATCTGGTCATTTAGTTACCAAAGCCTATGCTGATAGCTTAGTTGTTGGCTTACTGGACGACAGAGGTAGCTATAACGCTTCGGTTAACTCATTTCCTACAACCGGCGGAAGTGGACCAGGTGGCGCAATATTAAAGGGCGATATTTGGTATGTTTCTGTACCTGGAACTTTAGGAGGTAAAACCGTATTAGTTGGCGATTCATTCAGAGCTCTAACGGACAGTCCGGCACAATTAAATGCCAGTTGGAGCATATTAAGCACTAACATCGGATTTGTACCGGCAAACGACGCGAACATGGTTCACAAAACCGGAAATGTAACCGAGGATATAGACGGCGTCAAAACATTTACTGGGATTCTTTTCTCTACGCCAGTCAATACAAACGCTCCCGCTTTTATAGGGACATCGACAAACTCTATATGCATTTCGGGAAAATCAGCTAACCATTACGGGGTAAGTGGAGTCTCCACCTCTGGCGGAGGGGTACACGGCCTTTCTCAGACTGGCACAGGGGCACAAGGTACGTCAGGATCCGGTATCGGAACGATTGGTCTATCAGACTCAGGTATTGGTTTGGTAGCTTCGACCCGAATAGGGGCAAAAATAGCCAGTTTTATGGTAAACGGATTTGAGAAATCGTATATAGACAATGTCGGCCGATATATAGGGGGCGCAATAGATATTAATAATACAATAGCCAATTTAAAATATAGAATAACCAGCACTAATACAGGGGGGCACTTAGTGTTTGAAAATAACGAAGGTGCAGAAACTGTTCGGGTATTCCAAAACGGTAACGTGGGGATTGGGACAGCATCATCAACATACACTGGAGCTAAACTTCAAGTTAATGGAACTATTTCTACGGCAGGGATAGTAATGAATACTGGATCAGATATAAATGTATTGTTTGACACTGTACCAAATTTAAGTCAAATTAATTCGAGTACTGGATTAATAGATATAGGTTTTGGGGAAGGTTTAACTGTTCTTGAATCATTCAAACAATCTTCTAACGATTACGGAATGCAGAGAATAACTTACACCACGGGATCTCTTAAGGGAAAAGTCTATGTAAGAGTTAAAGACGCAGGTACTTGGTCTGCATGGACAGAGAAATAAAAACTAATAATTAAAATATTATAAAACAACCTCAAATTAATATCATATGAATAAACCAAAAATTACAGTAATCGTTAGCCTTTTAATTGTTTTGACTGGCTTAGTTGACACAAAATTCGATCTTTTGCAAGATGCAGGATTATTATTGGTAACCATCAACAGAATCAAATTAATCGGTTTGATGTTGTCAGCAGCGTTACCAAGTATTACTTCGTTATTTTCGACCGTAGAAAGGTAGAAAACTCCAAGGGCAGGAATAAAAAATTGCTCTAACAATCAGCAATAACCCCTTACCTCTATTTAAACTGAAACATCCAGGATAAAAAGAAAAAATAAATCTTTTGATAATCCTGGGTGTTTTAAGCTTTAAACACCAAATAGAAAAATCGTTTAAGGCGCTATAAAGTTGACAATTTAAAATCATAAAACCGATCACATAACGACTTAAAATCGTTCTTTTTTTCTACTGAAATTACAGAAAACGCTCATCTTATTTTTCTTTTTTATGCGTCTTTCTATACTACTTTTACGCGCTCCAAAGCCGAATAATAGTGTTACTCTAAACACGTCAATTTGCAAATTTCCAGGATGTTTTTATAAAAATATCCTCCTCTCCTACGCAGACAAAACGATGCTACCTGAATGAAACATTAATAAAAACAAATAACAATCAAACACAAAAATCATAAGAAAGATGCCTAAAATGCCCCATAAAAACAATCTAAAAAATAGATTAAACCATCATTAAAAAAATTAATACAAGAACTGAATTCATCAAAATCTAAAACTACATAATTTAAAGAAAAAACATGGCTTTACAAACATTAAACACCATAAAACAATGGTTCAGAACGGGTTTAAAACCAACACAAGCTCAATTCTGGGATACCTGGGATTCCTTCCGACATAAATTTGAAAAAATTCCCGTAAAAGATATCGACGGAATTGACGAATTGCTTTTATCGAAAGCTGACAAAACCGTTCTGGAGAATCACCTCGCCGATAAAAATGCTCATGCCCCGCAAGTAAATACCGACTGGAATAGTGAGTCCGGTTTTAGTCAATTGCTTAATAAACCTGAATTTAGAACTGTTAATGGGCAAACTATTGTTGGAACCGGGGATATAGCTATCACTACTGAACCTGCAGATTTACAATCCGTTTTAGATACAAATCCGATAGCGAAGTACGGAAATAGTTCTGCGGCTATAATGGGGAACTATGGTGATTCTAAATACAATAATTTGATTGTTGGAAATGACACAGACAGATCTTCGATGTTACAACTAACAAATCAGGTTGGTTTTCAGTATTCTAAAGTAGGAATTAATACTGAAAGCAATATAACAGTTTCAGAATCTGGTGTGAATATAAAAAGATCTCTTAACGGAAAAACTACTGATATCGTGTTAGAAGATCCAACGGTTAACACCTTATTAAAGATTCCGGCAAAATCAAAAGAAGGGAATACTTATACCATTGCGACTACAGACGATTTTAAAACAATCAACGGAGAATCTATTGTTGGAGAAGGAAATTTAGACATCGAACCTCAAGGTCTAAAATCTGTTTTAGATGCAGATCCTACTGCTTCATATGGAGAAAGTAAAGCAACCTTAATGGGCGATTACGGTACTTCGAAATTTAACGAGATTATCGTTTCTGATGAAACCGAAAAAACAGGTATCTATCAATTAAAAAATCAATTATCATTTGATCATACTGTATTAGATTCTAATGACATAGGAAATATAACGCTTTCACAAGGCAATGTTATATTAACAAGGGATAAATCTAATAATCAGACTGTTGTTGACATATCTGATCCTGTCGCTAATACTCAATTAAGATTTCCTGCAAAATCAGAAGAAGGTAAAACATATACTATAGCTACTACAGAAGATTTTAAAACCATTAACGGAGAATCTATTGTAGGTTCAGGTGATATTTATGTAAGCGGAGGTGCCGGAGACATCCCTACTCTGCAACAAGTATTAGATAAAGACAGAAATGCGACAAATGCAAGTATAAATTTACTATCAGAGGAGGGAGAATCACAAACTACTGTACATGAAGGAGGTCTTAACATATCTGAAAAAACAGGGACAGGTTTCCTGATTACAGATATCAATAAACTGGGAGTTTCTGTAAGTAAAGATGAAGAAACTACTTTCGTAAATGTATTAGCTGATGAACTTTCATTAAATAAAAATTTAGCAGGAAATTCCGTTAAGCAAGGCATTGTATTAAATGAGGATAGTGCCGGAGCGTCTACAATCAAGCTGCCGCTGACTTCAGATGGGGATGTAAAAACCTTAGCTACAACAAAAGATTTTAAAACCATCAATGGAGAATCGATAGTTGGAGAGGGAGATATTACCATAGAAGGCGGAACTACTCCAGATGCAACTACTGCAGAAAAAGGGATTGTGAAACTTACCGGAGATTTAGGAGGTACAGCCGATGCACCAACAACGCCTACAGCAGTTCACAAAACAGGGAATGAGAGTATTTTAGGTCTAAAATCTATAAATAATTCTTTGAGTAATTCAGCTAGGTTTACATTTAATACTTTTAATGATGCAACTAACTCAACGTTAGATGCAACTACGACTTCGAGCACTATTCCTGCTATGACTATTAGAGCAAATACATCTAATTCTACTGGATTACTAGTTAGTGCTTTTAACTCTAATTATATTGGAGTTAAAATAGAGCCAACACAAAACTCACCACAAGTGGGTAAAATGTTAGTTTTATCTAACGCTAAAGCGGTAAATAATGTGGTAGATATAGCCACCCCTTTAACTGTTTTACGCGATGGGGCTACAGTCTCCAGCATCAGCGATTTAGGTAATATTACAGGAAACTCTTTCGTAAAGACAGGAGGCTTACCAACTCAATTTTTAAAAGCTGATGGTTCTATTGATAGTAATGTTTATTCAATTGATTCAAATGTAATACACAAAACAGGAGCCGAATCTAAAGACGGGAGATTAAATGTTTCAGCGACGGGAGGTTTTGAGACTTTATCAGGTACATCAGACATAGGAACAGGTGTTGCCGGAAGAGCAACAGGTGTTTCTGGAATAGGCGTAGCAGGTATATCTTCAGGCGGAACGGGGGTTCAAGCAGTTTCTGTAAGTTCAGCAGGGTTATATGCCTCAACTTCAACTGGTAATCAAATTGCACAGTTTTATGGTGCCAATAGGCAGAAATCATATATTCTAGCAAGTAATGGAGCATTAGGATTAGTGGGAGGTACAGCATCGCAATTTTTAAAAGCAGATGGATCTGTAGATTCAAATGTTTATACTAATGACGCAAACGTAATTCATAAAACGGGTGATGAATCTAAAAGCGGATTTTTAACGCTTAATACAGGTTTGAAATTGGATAGTTCTTTTATATCCTGGCTTGGAAGCCCCGCTAAACCAACAGGTTCAGGAGCAGCAACAATAACTGCCATAGGGAATGATATAGCTATAGCGTCTGGATCATCTTCACGACAATTTGCGATGTTTAAAACTAGTCTGCTTAGTACTGCGCAAACTTATAGTTTCCCAAATAATAGTGGAGTAATAGCTTTGTTATCGGATATACCTACAGCCGCCGAGGCAGGAACTTCAGGAAGTTATACCGCAACAGTCTCAGAAATAACTAATGTATCTATAAACGGGATAGGCAGAATGTCCAATTATATAAAAGTAGGGAATATCGTTTCTGTTCAGGCTAACGTTAATTTGAACATAACCGCAAGCTCTACTTTATCGAGATTTAGAATATCATTACCCATAAATATTGCGGGATCTGCAACTAATTTCTATTGTGGTCAAGGTATCGTATTCACTACTACCGCCGGAACTGCTGCATATCCGTGTCAAGTATATTTAAATGGAGGTACTGAAGCTATTGTACAGTTTAACTCCGAAATAGGAACGGGGCCAAGAGATGTATCTTTCAATTTTCAGTACGATATAACTAAATCCAATTAAATATTATTCTTTTTATTGTATTTCAAAGTACAAATTAAAAAATTAGCGAATATTCAAAAACAAGCTCACATTAATTTTTAAACCCACTCACCCAAAATCGTCGGAGGATTTTTATCTCTAATGATTTTGGGTGTTTTTGTCTGCGAATATTTGAGTGTGAAATTTATTCAAAAAGTGTAGCTGCAGGATTTCTTTTTTCATGAATAACAATTCTAAAAAAAAGAACAAAATAAAACCACAAACACCTACATAACAACATATTAAACAAAAATCACATTTTACTGAAACTACTGAAAACGGTCATTCAATTATTCGTTTTTCACGCACTTCTGCCCTATTTTTACATCCTCTAATAACCACTATTAGCATCCCAAAAGACATAATAATCCACTTTATTTTCAATTTTTTTTGAGAATGGATACCTCATCTGTAGACAATACCTTCAACAATCATATTAACCATTAAACATTCACCCATCATGGATTATACACCAAGAGACTTAGGAGAAACGCCTAAAATACCTGACATGAGCAATTTCAAAAATCCCTTGGGACAAGCCACAGAGGGAAACATTTTTATAGAAAGTTTTACCATCGCGCCTTTAAGCGTTTCCGAAAAAAATGAAAGTCTCACCGAAGTCCTAAAAAAAGAAAGCAGAGACAGCAACATTTAATCTCACAATCTCTAAAACCATAAAAATGCCAGACCAAGCAACATTGCAAAAACTAAAAGAAAAATACGGTACAGTATTAAAGCTGACCTCTGATGATCAAATAATTACTGCTTATTGCAAAAAGCCAACTTTCACTACATTTCTTAATTATCAAAATAAATACAAGGACAATCCGCATGAAGCGATTCTGTTTTTATTTCAGGAATGTGTCCTGGATGAAGAAAATTACGATGATGAATTCATGCTTTCCGCAGGAAATTCTATTGTGGCCATGATCAAAAATGATAGTGAGTTCTCTATCGATGCAACACCGCAAAAAGACGAGTTCAAAAAGTCCGCGGCACTTATTCGGTATGCGTTTCATGTCGATCCGTATCAATTAGCAATGGATGAGTTTTATAAACTGCTTGAAGAAGCTTTGTGGTTACAAAAACACAATGAGAAAAGAATGGAAAACACATTCATGACCGCCTTTGCTCAAACATTTTCAAATTAAAAACAAAAAAATAAATCATTATGAAATTCAATTTTAATGTAAACGAAATTTTAGCCACCAAAGAAACCGAATATACAGGCATTAACTATAATGAATCTGAATCAAAAGATTTTATTATCGATAAAACCGGCGGCGAATTTAACCTGAGAGTTTTTGCTCCTTTGGTTTTTGAACCTCTGGTAAAAAAAGACTTTAATTTACCCAGTTTACGAATAGATGCTGTTACGGTTAACCTAAATCGTTCGAAAGTCATCAAAAAAGAAGGAATCGAAGGACGCGATTCTACCATCAAGGAACATATTACAAATGGTGATTTTAGTATTTCGATAGACGGGCTAATCGCGAATGAAACCGGAGATGAATACCCAAAAGAAAAGCTTTTTTTACTGAAACAATTCCTAAATACCCCTTATGCTCTAAGAGTAACGCATGCCATTTTAAACCGATTTGGAATTTACGAATTAGTGATCGACTCCTACTCTATTCCTTCGATTTCCGGAACAAAAAATATTCAAAAATTTACGGCCAGTGCTACATCAGATGAAACCGTTGAACTAATAATCAGAGACAATGCTTAACCTAAATGCTAAAATCAGAGTCTACGAAACGGTACGACTCATCCCCACTCCCAAATATTATGAATTTACTTATGTCAAAAATGTAGACATCAGCAGTTCATACAAAACCCTTACCGATACAGCTACTATTGTAATGCCGCAAAAAGTATATACGGATACCAAAGGATTTGACCAAAACTTGTTTAAAGATGCAGATGGAAAAGAAAAATCAATTTATGATTTTTTTAAGCTCGAAAATTTTATCGAAATATTTTTAGGATACGATGGCGATTACAAACCGGCTTTCAGAGGGTATATCACAGGAGTACAAACAGATATCAATGCTGTCATCACCTGCGAAGATGCGATGTATGCTTTTAAAAAAGTAAAAGCCGTAAAAGACGATGATGTTCAGGATAAAAGTGACGTTCTGAATGTTGTATCAACCAACCCGACCACAAATGTTGAAAGTTTTAATCCTAAAACCTTCTTCGAAAAAAGAATCAAAGAACTAAAATTACCTTTTAAAGTAAATGCTCTCGATGAGGAATTGGGCAATGTAATGATTAACAGAAATCAAAGTTTGGCCCAGGTTTTTGAGATGCTAAAAGACAAAGGAATCTATACCTATTTCAAAACCGAAGATTTAGCTCCGGTTCTTACTATTACGAATAATCCGCAGCAACATACAACAGCCGAATTAGCCGGTTTTATTGATCGAAATTTCATTAAAAGTCCGTTAGCAGGAGCATTGGTCAAAAAATTAATCAATCAGGGACTTAGCCTCTTAGGTTCCCAATTAAACAAAATAGCGCAATCTGTTTCAGGTGGTTTTTTAGGAAAAGCACGTTTTAGGTTTCGTTATAATATTATCGAAGATCAATTGGTCGTGGTCAACGAAACGACAAAAAATACCCGTATGCGGGTTGAGAAATACTTTAAAAATTCGAATACGCCAATTTATATTGAATTAGGTGATCCGAATGGGCAATTAGTAAAAACCCATGTTATGCATAATGACAACGATGATTTGCCTAATGATCCTGCGGCATTCAAAAAAGCAACAACAGAAGTTGCTGCAGAATTGTATCAATATGCCGCTTCAAGAGCCATGCAATCGAAACCCAGCGGATTTGAAGGCTATTTCCTGACTTTTGGTGAACCATTTGTACGCCCCACCGACAAGGTGATTCTGGAAAACGCCAAGGACGAAGAAAAAAACGGGACTTTTCAGGTCGAAAAAGTAGAACGAAGCTATGGCGAAAACGGCTACAGACAAAAAATTTATATAGGACGAAGAGTAGAAACAGTATAAAAAATACAAAATGGGAAATATAACAGATCTAATAAAAGATGTCGCCAATAAAAATCAAATTATTGAAACTTTTGCAGCAAAAGTCATCGAAATAAATAATGAGACAGAATCAGCTCATAATACAAAGGACGCTTATACTGTAAATATTATGCGTGCTGATGGCGCCATACTTAAAAATGTACGATTGAAAGCTTCAATCCTTGATGTAGAACAAGGAATTATTACCATTCCTAAAAAAGACAGCTGGGTTTTGGCTACCATTATAGATGGTGTAGAAACGAGAGCATTTGTTTCGCAGTTTTCAGAAATTGAACGTTCTTTTATTCGATTCAAAAATGATGAAAATCAATATCTGGAAATCAATACTGAAGTAGGTAAACTTCAAATGTTATTCAAACAATCTAGCGAAAGTGCATCATCAACTGCAAAGCCTACTTACAAAAACATCGCTCAAATAGAATTTAGCAGCAAAAAAGATTCAAATATTACCACCTCTTTCTATGATGAAAATGGTAAAGAAATTTCGAAGAACATCTTTAATGGAAATCAGCAGCAAACTATTTTAAGTACTGTTAATGGTGAAGATATTAAAGAGCGTTTAAAATTCACACTTACTTCAGGAGAAAATTCAAATGCAGCAATGCAATTTTTCGATAAAGAAGGTACTGAAAAACAAAAAATAACTTTTGATGAATTACATACCGAAATTAATCTCAATAAAGGAAATACAATCTTTAATTTAAAAGATAAAGAAGCAAAAGTCACCATTAAAGACGGCTTTGAAGCTACAATTTCAGATACTAAAACTTCATTTACAAAAGGCGATTTAACACTGGAAATGGATGGTCAATTTAAAATAGATGTAGGCGGAAAAAGTTTAAAATCTAAACTTGAAGAACTAATAGATGAAATAGGAAAAATTACAGTTCCCACGCCCATGGGACCATCAGGGCCACCAATTAATTTACCTCAACTTACAATACTAAAAGGAAAATTAACAGAACTATTAAAATAATATCATTATGGCTTTAAACAAATCAGGTTTAGAAGGATCAATAAAAGCTCTTTTAAACGAGGAAAAAGGAAAAACAGATAACGCATCGTCTATCGATAACCTTGCCGCAAAATTAGCAACTGCAATCGAAGCATTCGTTAAATCAGGAACCGTAACCACCACAGTTACTACAACAGGATCTGCATCAGCTCAAACCGGAACCGGGACAGGAAGTATTTCTTAAAAGTTCTTCTTTTAAAATAAAAAAAGCACCTCTTACATTTAAACGTAAGAGGTGCTTTTTTTATTTCAAAAACCTCAAATTCAAACATTTGAAAGTTTCATTTTATTTAGAAAAATATTAATTTAGTTTCTTCCTCAAAGTCTCTTCCATTTCATAAAATTTACTTTCGAGATCATGAATCTTTTCATAAATATTGATAGGATCCGGCATTTGTTTAGAGGCGTACATACTCGCGTACCAAACCTCCAGAATATCCTCGGCATAAATAGAATACATCGGGTAATTTCCGTCTCTATTATCCGATTTCAGGATTAATTTTCCGCTTTCCCTGATTCTATTCAGAACCCTTTTTACCACTACTCCATCATTTTTACTGATAATAACATAAATTCTCCCGTCGAGAATATCATCAAAATTATCAACGTATTTTCCAAAAAGGTAATCGCCGTCATGAATCGTAGTCGACATCGAGTTTCCTTTTATTTCAAAACATCTATAGGTTCCGTTTTTTAGCATTGGCATACTAAATGACGGAAGACTTTCCATATATTCCGGATCAGCATAACCGTCTAAATAACCTGCTCTTGCTTTTACTCCGACAAAATTAATATTCTCCTCCCCGTCTTCATTTACCGTTATAATCTTAGGTAAATTCAGCCCCACTTCACCAGTGGTTTTATTGGCAAAAATTTCATCACTGTTTCCAAAAAAATAGTCCGGGTTTACATTACAATGTGTAATGATACTTTGCAGCAAATCAAAACCTGGCTTTGTCCTTTTTCTTTCTCCGTCAGACTGCAATCTTCCAATAGTGATACTATCTATTGTAGTACTGGTTACTCCTATTAACTTTGCAAACGAGTTATTGTTTAACTTCAGCTCGTCTATAATACGTTTTATCTTAGTATGTATTTCCATGTTGTTGCATTTGTTTTAATTATGTAATATGTTTCAAAAAATAACACATATTCCACTATATGTTGCAAAACTAAAAAATATATCATAAATAATAGCATTCTTTTCTGTTTATTTTACGTAACATCTGAATTTAAAGCATTTTAAAGGCTTTTTCTTACTGTATTACTCTAATAGTCAATATAAAAAACCAAATCATATTACTGAAATTACTGCATTTTTCATCGTAATATGTTGCAATAATCAAAACATATGTTGTATATTTGTCAAAAATAATCCACCATATGATCCTAAAAGACTTTTATACCGAAAAAAAGAACGCAATCGAAACAGAGTTTAATTCTAATGCGCCAACAGTGCAACTTTATAGTGATGCCATTTTTAAAGATTCTATTGAGACACCGGTAGTAATGTTTAAATACGATACTGTAGACTGGGAAACATCTTCTGAAAAAAACTACAAGGCAGATGTATCATTTTGCCTCTATATTATACTACCCGTAGCAACTATTTCTTCAACAAGTTACGCAAATGCATTTGATATTGCCCAACGAATAGACAAAGCGGTATTGTCTAATAGCAACAGTAATGCTGCTATAGACACTAATTCAACATTTAAAATAAGAGAAAAACAATGTACGAATGAACACACGTACTGGAATAAAAATGATTATTTTATTTGGGAGATCACCTATAAAACCACCTTGATAGAAAATATCTTAAAAAAGAAATACATTCTTTTTAATAATGGTTTAAGTAATGAAGAACTGGAAGAGTTAGGCTATGACTTAGAATCCGGAATCATCGGAATAAACCCTAATCAGGTCGAAGGAAATATTGATTTAAAAACCACTACTTAATCTCAATAAACAATCAAATAAAATTACATGGCATAAAAATACCGCAGTACACGAAGCCAAATCATAAATAAAATCAACCCATCTTTTTTAAAAACCCAAAACATGAAGAGAAGCAGAACACTATTAGACAAAAGGAGAGAGTATGTGATCAACTATCTAAATAGAAATCAAGCTAAACAAATGAAAGTTGTAGTATCTGAACTTTCGGATACTTTGTTCCTTACAGAGCGCACTATTTATACTATTATAAATGAAGGACTCGCTACAGAGGCCAGAGCTTAAACCGCTGAAACTACTGGTTTTGACTATCTAAATAATTGGAAAAAGCAACCCTGAGCCTTAAATTTGTACCCGACATCACAAGCAAGTTTATCTCCTGGCCAAGAGTAAAATTCAATTGAAAAACCCGTTTTTATACACCGTCCAAAAATACTATTTCTACTTTTGGATTCCTGATTACGAATATCATTTTTAACATTATAAATAGCTGATTCATAACAAATTCACAACTTGTTACAGCCCTTCTTTTGTCTTTTTTCAGGCAAAAAATAAAAACAAATCTTAAACATTTAAAACAATTTATATTATGAGTACATTAAACGATGTAGTAATTACCAAACTATCAGGCGGATTAGGAAGAAGAAATCCGGAGCAGGACATGGTTTCAGGGTTACTTTTTGATGGAGTTGCCACTACAAAATTAGCATTAAACAAAATTGAGCGCCTGGCTTCGCTAGAAGATGCTGAAGCCTTGGGAATTACAGCTGATTATGATGTAAATGAACAATTACCTGTAAATAACCAATCTGCTTATTACCAAATTCAACAATTTTTCAGAATGAATCCGTCGGGAGATTTGTACATTATGGTCACTACAGCCACTTCCTACGAAGAAATTGCAGGAAAAGCAATGGACATGCAGGAAAAAGCAAACGGAAACATTCGCCAAATGGCCATTATCTATTCCGGAGCAACCACATTTGCACAAACTCAAGCCGCAGTTTTAAAAGCACAAACTCAAGCCGATCTTGCTTATAAAGATTACATGCCTTTTGAAATTATCTTGGAAGGAAAAGGATTTACTGTTGATGCACCTTCTTTAGACGGATCAGATGCAGAAAATGTATCTGTAGTTATCGCAATGGATGTTGATAAAGCAACAAAATATAAAAACACCGCAGCGGTTGGATTAGCATTGGGTGCCATTTCTAAAGCAAAAGTTTCTGAAAACATTGCCTGGATTGAAAAATTTAACCTAACCGGAGAAGGTTTCGCTAAAGCCGGTTTTGTTGGCGGACAAGAAATTAAAACTCTTGGAACTCTAAACGAACTAAACGAAAAAAGATTCATTTTCGCAAGAACGCATACTGGTTTACCTGGTGTTTATTTTAATGACAGTGCAACTTGTACTAATGGCACATCTGATTTTGCTTATGTAGAAAACAACCGTACGATTAATAAAGCAACCCGTTTGTTACGCACTGCTTTGTTACCAAAATTGGCGTCTCCGGTTTTAGTTGATATTGATGGTAAATTGCCACAATCTGTTTCTAAAAGTTTTGAAGGATTATGCAGATCTGCTTTAGAAGGAATGGTTGCCAATCAGGAAGTTTCGGCTTTTGATGTGTATGTAGATCCAAAACAAAACATTTTGGCAACATCTGAATTAAAAGTGAAAGCAGAAATTACTCCAATTGGAACTGCCCGTAAAATTATGGTCGATTTAGGATTCAAAAATCCTTTCGGAATCGACAAAGCATAATTTACTGAATTTAATACAATTCAAAAACCATAAAAATTCACCAATTATATCTTCCTGATTCATTTGTTGTAAATGCAAATGAATCAGGTGATAGTTACAGATCATTAAAAAGATCATTAAAAAACAAAAAGCAACATATGAATAAATTACCATTAATAAACGGACAACAACACAGCTGGTCATCTATCGAAGTAAGCATTGCAGGTAATATCGTTACCGGAATTACAGCTGTAAACTATAGCGATTCAGTTTCTAAAGAAAACCATTACGGTGCCGGAGATATGCCAGTACACAGAGGTAGAGGAAAATACGAGGCAAAAGCTTCTATCACTTTATACAATTACGAAGTAGAAGCTATTTTGGCCGCTTTACCAAAAGGACAAAGATTGCAGGATATTAATCCTTTCAGCATCATTGTTAGTTACTTAGACGATAGCAACGAAGTAATTACACACACGGTAAGAAACTGCGAATTCAACTCAAACAGCAGAGGAATTAGCCAGGGAGACACTAAAATCGCGGTTTCTTTTGACTTGATCTGTTCTCACGTTGAGTGGAACTAATCTCCATAAATTACTACTACTAAAACCACAATACCCCATTCCCTGTCTCTAAAACCGACTAAAAAGAGAAAACCATTATCAATTGCGTTATGCAAAAAAGGAGTTCAAGGAACATGATTTTTGTCTGCAAACTTATTCTACAAGCTCTTTATTAGTCCGTTTTTAGACAGGGAATCTTCTTCAGGAGGCTGCTTCGAGAATATTCAACTCCAAAACAATAACTCAGGCAGTCTCTTTTTTTTTAAAAAAATCTGCATCTCTTACTAATTCAATTTCTATTAAAAATAAAACGTCAATCAGCAATTACAGCTGAATATGACATTTATGCATGTGTCCGCTAATTCTTTGTTATTGCAATAGAATAAACGCAAAAGACACCACTCAATCCGATACCAATTTACCCTATCATAAAAACAATAAAAGAATTTTAAAATGAAAACAGAAAACTCAAAAAACATCGATGTTCTGGACGGAAGCATTACTCAGGCTCAACTCAATCAATGGAAATACAAACACAAAAAAGTAGTCAAACTCACTATTGCAGACGATGACGAAACCACTTTGTTTGCCTATTTCAAAAAACCGGACATGAGCATTCGATCAGCTGTATTGCAAGCTTCAAAAATGGACGAATTTAAAGCCCTTGAAGTATTATTCAAAAACTGTTATTTGGGCGGCGATGCCAAAATTGAACAAGAAGACGATTTACGTCTCAATATTACCACAGCATTCTCAGATCATATTCAGCCAAAACCTGTTAAAGTAGAAATACTATAATAAATACCTTTTTTGCCCTTTCCTAAAAAACTATCCTAATGATTATTAAAAACCATACTATAGAACTAAAAGATACCAGCGCTTCTGAAATGGCAAGGTTCAGGCAAATCATGCTTGGGATTTGGCGTCAGCAGATTGAGGATGATAAAAATGGTGATGAAATACTGCAATATCTTAAAGAAAAACATAAAATAGCAAAATCACTTGATGCTAAATATGCAGAAACTTTACAGAAACCTGAAGAAATCAACTTAAAAGGAGATCGTTACGTTTTAAACAATGATAATCATTATCAATATACTTATGCAAGTGCTTTAAATGAAGTGGTTATAGCTGGCTATATATCTCCTTTAACTTCTATTTTGAATTGGATAAAAAATAATATTGGTAATAATGCAAAAGAATTAAAGTTAAATTCTTTTCCTAAAGATACTCCTGTAAATTTCACAGGAATTGTTAAAGGCCGTACAATTAGCTATGCTCGTCAAATATTAGAAACAATTGTTGACTTAAAAAATATTGAATTTAAAATATCTTTCGCCATAAAGACTTCCTTTCTTTTAGACATTTTTGATCTTCAAAAAAAATTGGCTCTTAGATTTGAAACCAGTAGTTATGAAGCAATGGAATTTTTAGCAGAATCTATAGGTTATGATTTAAAGAAATTTAAAGACCTAATTATTCAATATTACAAAACTGAGATTGCCAAAGCCGGAAATGACAAAGATAAATTAGATATTATTTACGAGGCAATCCCTGATTTTATTTTAGCAGCACTTAAAACAAGCAAACAACTCTATCGAGATCTTGATATTCTTCTTAATCAAAATATTTTTGATCTGGGAGGAACTGATGAAAACCAGGGAATTCTAAATATCCTGAAAGCTTTAAATAAACAAGACGGGAAAAAGCTTTACAAATGGTTGGAAGAAAGACCTAAAAAGGTTTTACAGATATATGATTCAGGTAAAAGTCTTAGAAACGAGTTTTTAAAATTAATTCATCAGCTGGCAACAAATTATGGCAACCAAGGCGGTCCTGAAGTCAATAAAGCATATGTGAGTTCTAAAGATTCTTTTATTTTTAAAGACATCTTTTTAAACACTACCAGATTAGAAACAGGGAGAATATATATAGAATCTGTCGATGGATCTACTTGGGATAAGTTTTGGGCTGATTTTTTTACTTTAGATAAAGATATAGGATCCGCTCCTAAAAAATATCTCACAATGCCAATTAGTCGTGGTAATCCGATGCATTTGGCTTCGCTAACAACAGCAGGACAAAAAACCGGTGAATTCATTGAAAAAACTGAAACTATTTTAATGCTATTGCATCTTTCTGAGCAAGAAAAAAACAAGCAGTTTTGGGAACTAGTAAGTCTTACTACTTCAATTCTGGGAGTTGCATCTGCTTTAAGAGTTATTGTTGTTGGCGGAAGCAAACTAGCCGTAACCCTGGCTTATATAGAAATTACAAAAGAAGCCGCAGAAATGGCAATGCTTAATGACAAGGCAAAACAAATATTAATACAAAATGACTTAGGATGGTTGGTAGACAATTGGACAAAAATAAGTATTGCTGTTGATATTACCACTTTCGGATTAGAAGGACTAGTTAATTTGGTTAAAAAAGGCAGAAAAGGAGCAAAAGCACTTAGAGATGCCGGATACACGAATGAAGCTTTAAAGTTAGAAGAGAAAATTGAGGATGCTCAAAATATAATAAATGAATTTCAAAGACTAGAAACAAAGCTTGCGAAGATTTCAAGTAAAATTGATGATCTTACTGGAAATTTCCCAAAAGTAAAAGAGATTGAAGATGAAATTAGAGTTTTAGAAGAAGAATTTGGAATGTTTTTTGATGCCAATGGAGAAGCTATTTTTGATAAGTTTGGTGGTATTGAAAAGGCTAGTTTAAAAATTGAACGTATTCAAGTTATCCAAGCAAGGCGACAAATTTTGAAAAATGGTGGAAAAGCCGGTGACTTAATATTAACTCACAACCATTTAGGCAATTCAGCATTGAGCCCATCAGACATACTCATAGCCATAGAACATAATCTAAAAGAAATTCGTGCTGTAGGTAGTACTGGAGTAGATTACAGTTTAAAAAGAAGAAAGGCTTATCCTGTAGATAGAGATTATTTTAAAATTATTGAAAAAGTAAATGCTAAAATGCAATCAAAATACCCAAAATTACACCCAACAAAGTATACAACCGGTGGTGGTGACATCGAAATGGCACAGTTTTATGCTGAAACCTTATTAGAAAAGTTTGGAGATTATATAGAATATACTAAATTCACAAAATAAATAAGTAATTATGAATAACTTACCAAAACTAGATTTTTTATATTTTAATCTAGAACATACAGAAGAAAATTATCTAAATAGAAAAGAACTATATTACGATAAGGTTGATTGGGATGAAAGACATTTTGAAGATTATGCAGCAACCTGCTCTTTTGAAGAATTGGTATATCTAATGATTTATATTTACAAAGATAAATATGCTAGAGATAAATTTGAATCTATTATTTCCTTAGATTCAAAAGATCAGATTTTACAATCTTACATCGATAAAAAAGGAAGAATTATTACAGAAACTAAATATGACTCTTATAATTTTTCCAGAACAGAAGTTATTGGTATGATTTCCCAATATCATAGTGAACAATATTCGGATGAGGAAATTATTGAAAAACACTGGAGTAGTGAGTATTATATGCAAAATCTTTTTTTAGAGTTTAATAAAGAGGTTCCAATTCACATCATAGATAAAGCTTTAGAAGGAAAAGAATATACCAAAACTGAAAAAGATGGCGTATTACTTTATGAAGTGAAAGACAGTCCAATCGCTTCATTAGAAGTTAATAAAAACAGTATAAAGTTGAATATAAATGAAGACAAAGTGATATTATATGTTATGATTTGGTAATTGAGTTTAAAGTTTTTACAATTAATCAAAAACCCGATCACGCAGATTTATCTCCATAACGATAGCGCGGATTTGCAATCCGTGCACACAAAGATTGGTTTGGATTATTTCCTCTTTGCAAAAAAAACGTTAACGCAGATTTATTCCCAAAACCATAATGCAGATTTGTAAATCTGTGCCCGCTAAGTAATTCTTTAAACCTTACAAATAAAAAGTAAAACTTTCCACTATACTTTTTATTTTTATAGGAAAAAAGAAGGTGTCGACAAAATACAAAGCAACAACAACTGAGGAAGAATATTTTATAACTGTAACTGCTGTAGGATGGATAGATATATTTACAAGACTAAATCAGAAAAACATCTTAATAAATGCTTTAAAGTATTGTCAGGAAAATAAAGGTTTAGAAATTTATGCCTATTCTATTATGAGCAGCCACATTCATTTGCTCTGAAAAGGAACGAATGGTTTTGTATTATATGATATTATTAGAGATTTTAAAAAATTTACATCAAAAAAAATAATACAAACTATAATAAATGAACCTGAAACCAGAAGAGAATGGATGCTGGACTATTTCCAAAAAGCGTGTGAACATTTAAAAAAGAACCAGACTTATAAAGTATGGCAAAATGGCTATCACGCAGAACTTATTTACAGCAATAAATTTATTAAACAAAAAATTGATTACATCATAATAATCCCGTAAAAGATAAAACTGTCAGTTCGGCTGAAAATTATTATTTTAGTTCGGCAAGGAATTATTCAGGCTTAGAAAATGATTTAGATATTGTTTTGTTAGATCTGTTTTGAAAAAAATCTATAGCCTTCTGGAAAACATCAACGCCAATTGCAATTTTTTGATTTACATTGCGTCCAATCTTTGCGGGCACGGATTGCAAATCCGCGCTAACGATTGAGAGTAAATCTGCGCGATCGGGTAGATGCAAAAATGCAATCAAAATATCCACAATTACATCCAACGAAGTATACACATGGTGGTGACAATATCGAAAGGGCTCAATTTTACGCGGAAACATTACTAAAACAGTTTGAAGATTATATAGAATATACTAAATTCACAAAATAAAAAAAATGATGACTAATTTACCAAAATTAGATTTTTTATATTTTAATCTAGAACATACAGAAGAAAATTATCTCAATAAAAGAAATTTATACTACAATAAAGTTGATTGGGATGAAAGACATTTTGAAGATTATGTTAAGGTATGCTCTTTTGAAGAATTGATTTTTTTAATGATTTATATCTATAAAGATAAATACCCTAGGAGTATATTTGATTCTGCTATTTCTTTAGATTATGAAAAACAAAATTTATTATCCCATACCAATAAAAAGGGAAGAGGTATAAGTGAAAATAAATATATCTTTAATAATTTCTTGAGAAAAGATGTTACTGGCATGATTTCTCAATTTCATAGCGAAGAATATACAGAAGATGAAATTATCGAGAAATATTGGCGAGGTGAATCTTATATGCAAAATCTTTTTTTAGAATTCAATAAAGAAGTTCCAATTCATATCATCGATAAAGCTTTAGAAGGAAAAGAATATACCAAAACTGAAAAAGATGGCGTACTACTTTATGAAGTAAAAGATAGTCCTATTGCTTCACTAGAAGTTACTAAAAACAGTATAAAATTAAATATCAATGAAGAGAAAGTAATATTATATGTTATGATTTGGTAATTGATTTAAAGTTTTCTATTTATAAATACAAATGAACAGGTAATTAAAACCTTAAAAAAGTAAATTACACAAACAAATACAATTTCATATGAGTAAGGTATCAGAATATATAGAAGTTGATGAACTTAATTAAAACATATGAATACTAAAAAATCTCAAATAAATATTAACCTTGCAAGAGCAATTGCAGGAGCTATAGGTTTTAATCCTAAAGTTTATCCTCATTACGATGAAGATAATTTAAACAATATAGATATCCTGGAATGTACTGATCCTTTAGATCAAAAAAATAGTTTTTTTTGTACCATAGGCCTTTCAGATATTCCTGTAAAAATTCTAAATGAAGAGCAAGATTTTGGTATAGAAATATTTATTGTTGCTAAAGACAAAAACGAATTTGCATCAAGATTACTTTCGTCATGTTCTTTTTTTATTGGTAAAGATAATTGGGAAGCAAGACCCGGAGCTGTATTTAATAACGTGATATCTTTATACAATAAAAACATCGAGATGAAGCATATTTATTTTACAGAACCCTTTTTATGGCAGGATAAATTAAAACAGATATCCTCTAATATAAAAGAAAAAAATGTTCTGTTTCTACTTGCCGTTCCTATTTCAGAAAGTGAATTATTGTACAAAAATAAAAATGGAGATGAAGAATTTGAAAAATTACTTTTCTTAAACAATGATATTGATTTATTTGATTTTAATAGAAAATCTGTTATATAATAAATAATCTCCTCATAACTAAAATTAAAAAAAAATATCCCACCTACTTAACAACATCCGTTTTTCTATTCTGAAAAAACGGATGTTTTTTTTCTTTTTATCCGGTTTTAAAACCACAAAAAATCCTACTGAAACTACTGACTTACAACTTCATATTATTTTTCAAACAAGCAATTTCGGCGTATTTTTACAGTGTTCTTAAAACATATATCACTCTTTTAATGTGATCATAAAAAAGAGCATTTCAGGATTTATTTACAAGTTTTTCTTAAGTATAAATAAATCGCAAAACACAAAAAATCTTATCGAATATTAAAAATCCTGATTGTCTTAAACCAATTAGAAAGGCTTTTTATTCGCAAAATTTGAAATCTTTAATACATACAAATATGGATCAAACAACAAAAAAACACATCGATTTACTGCATCCTTCGGTCAGGGAAGAAGTGACCAATATCATCGAGGAATGCGATCTTGCCTTAACCGGAAGAGCAAAGGTGCGCATTACGCAAAGTCTCAGAACATTTCAGGAACAGGAAGACCTGTATGCTTTTGGAAGAACGAAACCCGGAAAAAAAGTAACGAATGCCAAAGGCGGGCAATCGATTCACAATTATGGCTTTGCGGTAGACATCTGCCTGATTATAGATGGTAAAACGGCTTCCTGGGATACGGCAAAAGACTGGGATGGCGACCAGATTTCGGACTGGCAGGAATGTGTCGAAATTTTCAAGAAACACAACTGGAACTGGGGCGGAGACTGGAAAACCTTTAAAGATCTTCCGCACTTTGATAAGAAAGGATACAGCGACTGGAAAGTGCTCAGTAAACTAAAACGTGACAGAAAAAACTATGTAATCTTATACAAATAATCATGATGAAACATTTAAAATTAAAGCAACTGCTATTTTTTATTGCGATCTCTTTTGCAATTTCCTCCTGCAACTCTACAAGAACTGCCCTATTCGATCAATATTCATACGAAAAAACCATCGAACTAAAAGTAGAAACCAATCAATTAATGAGTAAAGCCACAACTCCTTATTCTGCCAACAAAGAAGAAATTGAAAAGTTATTTCTTAACCTGGAAAAATTGATTGAGTATGAAAAAAATAAACCTAATAACGAGATCACTTTCGAAATGTTGAAAATGCTGAATGATAAAGACAAAAATCTTCTAGCAGGTTTCTTTAAACATTGGGAAACAAAAGGAATTGAATCAAAATTATTTTTGGAGGAATCCAAAAAACAAATTTCAGAGGCTTTTGATTTACTTATTCAATATGAAATTAAAAAGGACAAACAATCAAAAGAAGCACTTTTGGATTTAATTAACCTTAACAAATAAAATTATGGACAAAGATAAAGTGATAGAAAATTTAAAGAAGGAATTAAAAGCAATTATAGCCAATAATTATAAAGATATCAAACCTCAGTTAGAAAAAGATCTTACTGTTTTTTTTCAAACCTCAAAAGAAAAACTGGAACGCTGGATTGTTCTTTTCTCGTCTGGTGATTTAACCGAAGAAGAATTTGAATGGCTGCTAAAAAGTCAGTTAGACTTGACCGTACTGAAAGCATTGCAAACTGCAGGAATATCAAAAATAAAACTGAATACCATTAAAAATAATATTATAAAAATGATTATTCAAATTATCACCAATCTGATTATTCCTGCAGTTTAAAATACTTTTTTAACCAAAAAAGCATCAAAAAACAAACTGTAAAATGACTTTTACAACTTACTGAAACTACTGATTACTAAGCTTTAAAATCTTGATTAAGGCGTAAGCAAAGCTTATTTTTACAGTATCAAATAAAACATCTTCTTTTTGAATATGGCGCGCAGATTCAAAAGAGATATTCATTAATAAAACAACAAATAATAACAACATATGAAAGATTTTATCATAGATGATGACTTGTTAATTACAGATGGAGATTTCGCCCTGAAAGCGGCAGATCAGCAAAACATAGAACATCTATTGTTAAGCCAGAAAGGAAGTTACAAAGAGTTTCCGATTCTGGGAGTAGGAATCAAAAAATACATTAACAGCCCGGATGCAACCTCCAGGCTAAGACTAGAAAACGAAATAGACAAACAATTATCGTACGACAACTTTTTTGTAAAAACATTAGATGTCAACGATTTACAAAACATTAAAATCGATGGAAACTACTAAACCACAGGAAAACCAAAACATTTTTGACATCTCTTTACAGGAATACGGAAGCATCGAAAAAGTATTCGACCTTTTAGAAGACAATGATCAATTTAACCTTACCGATGATATCTCGGTTTACGAAGATTTAAAAATTGGTCGCGAAGCCTTTAAAAAAGATATTGTAGAATATTACAATGCCCGAAATTTAAAACCTGCAACCGCTATTACAGACGAAGAACAGTATCTGCTGGACAATTTCTCCGGAATTGATTATATGATTATCGAAGATGATTTTATCATTTATTAAGCCATAAGTTCAATTCTGATTGCCGGAAACGTTGGTTCTTTATAGCCGGATTCTTGCATATATCTAAATCTCTCCTTTTAGAAATCCCTAAAAGAAAACTACTGCTCTGTAGTATCTACAAAAAACATAAATAATTATCTATAAGCATATTACACATGTCTTACAGGCTAAACTATATCAAAAATTTAAAATATGGCACGTACAATTGCTGAAATACAGAACGAAATTCTGGATGAGAAAAAGAAACAATCCTCTCTAAACGGCTTAACAGACTCAAAAGCTGCGATTTGGAAACTTTGGATCAACATCGTCGCTACTGCGATTTGGATTCACGAAAAAATAGTCGAAAAAAATGCCCTGATTTCAAGACCTCACACCTTAAACTGGTATCGCGAACAGGCTCTGAATTTTCATTACGGAATGCCTTTAGATCCGGATTCAAGCAACGGAATATCCCTGATCTGGAAAGAAGGTTCTTATCAATTTGATACCTCTGAACTTACCGAAATCGAAATCGAAAATGCTAAAATAATCAAACATTGTGCAGTAAGTGAAATTGACTTAGAAACCGTATTAAGACCCAAAGAGGAAATGGAAGATATAAAAGAAATTTTTTCTGATTATTTCCATAACAAAGTGGGAGTTGTTTTTATAAAAGTGGCCACCGTAAAAGACGATAAAATTTCGAGAATTGATGTTCCTAACGAACTTTATGCCTTTAAGGAATATATCGCCAAAATAAAGGATGCAGGAAATCAGGTATACATCACCTCTGATCAGGGAGATAATCTAAAACTGACTTTGAATGTTTACATCGATCCTCTGACCATTTATGTCCATCCAAAAGACATAGGATATTATCAGTTAAAAAGTATCAGCAGGGATTTAACTCCAGAGGAACAAAGCAAATTAGACAAATACGAAGAAGCATTCGCAGAAAATCCGCTGGATACAAGAAACGGTTCCTTAATCCTAAACAATACAATATTTCCGGTACTGGATACAGTCAAAGATCATTTGAAAAATATTGAGTTTAATGGCGCTTTTGTCAAAACATATCTGGTTGATGCCATTCAGAAAGCTTCGGGAGTTAAGATTCCGATATTGCAAAAGGTAGAAACCACCTGGGCAAAAAATCCTAATGACCAACAAGATCCGGAATATAAAGATGCTACCAATATCGAATATTTTATCCCGAATTCAGGTTATTTTGATATGGATACGCTTCAGGTTGAGGTCAACTACATTCCCTACAACTTCTTCAGAGATAAACAATAGTCTAATATATATACCATGAATAAATACACCGTTTTAAAATGGGAAAAGCTGTTACTGTGGCTCATCCCTCCTATTCTCAGAAAAAAAACTCATATTGACTGGCTCGATGTTTTGCTCACGCCCCTTCATACCATTTATGAAGAAACACTCTATAAAATGCAGCACACCGGTCAGATTATTTATCTGGAAAAAGTGCTGAACGAGACCTATAATCCAACTAAAATCTACGATCCTAATTTAAGTACAGAGCAAAAACGATTAGAAGAGTTAATTTATATCGACGAATCAGTCAAACCTACTATACAGTATGTGTATCTGCACAAAGAGTATCATGAACCCGCTACTCGTTTACCTGATGGTACTTTAGCAGAAGGCGCTTTGATGATTCCGCAATTGAAATTTTTTACACATAATGAATATAAAAACAGGAACAATAAACCTCCTTATCTCGCACATCGTGAAGATTACACCACAATTTCCTATGCCAATTTCAGAGTATTTATTCCGGAAAGTTTAATAACCAACAAAACGATAGTGATTGAGCCAAATGAAAATCAATCTGCACCTACTGAAGCCATTAAAGTAGCCAATACAGAGTACCACAATCTGCTCAACTTCTATAAACTGGCCGGTAAAAGTTATGAAAGTTACTCCTATTCACTTAAAAATTAAAAATAAAAGCTGAGATATAAAAACTCAGTATTGAAACAGCAGTATAAAAACAACAGCCTTTTAAATTAATAAAAAATGAAACAAATAAATTTTAGCCATCCAGGAGGATTTCCTTTGGAGCAAGAAACTTTAGAAAGACTTCAAACCGCTTACAGAGCTGAATTATTCGGAGCTTTGAAAGCACATCTAAGTATTGAAACGGATAAAAACTATATCGTAGCTCCGGCAACTACTGCTACAAAAGGCTGGGCCATTATCCAGCAAGACGAAAACAATCTAAACAATTCCCCAAGAGCTTTGCCGGAAACAGTTGGTGTTTTGTATCCTATTCAAAAAGGTGCTCCAACCGGATTTTTAAAAACCACCAGAAAAGGCACCAATTTAGTGTACGGAACTGGAGTATCTCAAACTGCTTATTTTGATTATGAAGCTGAATATATAAGCCCGGAAGACTATGCAAATCGCCCGGACACTTCTCATAATGATAATCTGTTAACCGTTTATTATTATGATTTAAGACCTTTTAAAATTGTTAAGGATCTCAAAACGATTGAACTGATTATTCAGACAATTGAAGAAAACATTATTTCAATTAAAACCAATATTGCTGCAATAGAAAACAACATTGATGCAGTTGAAGCCGACATCAAAAATTATTTACCCCTCAATGGCTCGAAAGCTATGAAAGGCGATCTGAATTTAGACATTTATAAATTATCAAAATTAGACACTAACGAAGCCGCTGTAGCCAATGTAAGAGCGATTGACTTTAGATTAGGCTCAGCAAGCAAAAGAGGATTGAGACATCAGGCAGATCCGTTAGGAAGAGCTTTAGCAGATAATAGTGACCAGACAAAAACAAATCTTACTTTGAATTATGCCTCAGATTGGGAAAACACAACTATTGGAGGAAAAGTATATTTAGACAATTTAAGCGCATCAAACGCTACCGGTTCTTTGTTAGTGATCGATAATGCCAATCAGGTTACGAAAAGCAATACCTTATTGCAATCGCTTATTGATCGCATTAAAATTTTAGAAGAAAAGCCTGCGACAGCTGTACCAATTGGAATGATTGCTCTTTGGGGCAAAACGGCACCATTTCCGGAGGGCTGGGAAGAATATCTTCCGCTAAGAGGAAGAATGCCTGTTGGTTTAGATATCTCACAACCCGAATTTAACACTATGCAAGGCACAGGAGGAGCTAAGAACAAACTTCTTACTATCGACGAAATTCCTGCCCATACACATACGTATGATAAAGCTATAAAAGGACGAGGTTATCAGACTCGATCTGATGACAATCCGTTATCAACAAACACATCAGTAACTTCCGGTAGTGCCGGTGGGGGACAAGCTTTTTCTATATTAAACCCTTACAGAATAGTTCAATTTATCGAATATACAGGACGTCCTGCCGATACAACAGCACCAGTAAACGCTCCAAATTTAAGAGTTGCAGACGTTGGCAGAACATTTGTAGCCTTAGAATGGACACCATCATACGATGAGAGAGGCATTACTAATTATATGATATACAAAGACAATGTTCTGGCTGCCACAGTAGGTAATGTGACTTCTTATGCTATTGATGGTTTATCCAGATCCAGAACTTATAACTTCTATGTTGTAGCAACAGACGCAGCGAGAAATTTAGGACCGACCAGTAATCCTGTTTCAGCAAAAACTAATTTGCTCTAAAAAAAGCACTACTATAATCTGTACTAATCATTTGGGGTATAAAACCCCAAATGATTACTTAGAAAGACCCCGAATTTATAAAAACATAAAAACCGATGATGCAAAAGATTTCAGAATATTCAAACGAAATAAAATTATTGCTTTATGGAATTTTTATTTACCTGGAAATGGATGTCGGAATTGTCAAAGTATTATTTTACCTCATGGTCATTGATACTTTTTTAGGCATTGTCAAAACCATAGTATTAAATAACGCCTTTAGCTTTAAAAAACTGGCCCTGGGATTTGTTTCCAAATTAGCCGTATTGCTGATACCAACCGCTCTGGCATTAATGAGCAAAGGACTTAATTACAACTTTAAGTGGTTTGTAACTATCGTAATGGACTTGCTTATTGTGAGTGACGGCATCTCGATCATCAGCAATATTATTGCCATAAAGACAAAAAAAGAAGTAGAAAATTTCGACGCCATGACATTAATTCTCAAGTCAGTAAGAAATCGTTTAATTCAGATTTTCAAAAGACTTCTGATCACAATCGATCCCAGATACCCTATCGAAAAATAG